TTGAAAAATAGGTGTGTTAGACGTGCGTCCAGGCTTCGCCGGTCAGCACCTTGCGCACGCAGGAATACTTGAGGCCGAAGTGCTTGGCGGTACCTCGGATCGACGTCCCAGGCTCTTCGTAGAACTTTCGCAGCTTTGCGACCAGATCGTTCGTGAGAATTGAGCGGGGATTCGCCTCGCCTCGCCCTGCGTTGGCGGCGGAAAGCTGCATCTGATTAAACAGGGGTCGAAGGGTCTTGATGAACTTAGTCTCAAGGTCCCGCGCTTCGCGCTCGGTCATGTCTTGAGCTACGATCACAGCGTAATCGACCGGCGTGTACCCCATGTTCCCGATGTTCGTCAAGACCTTGAGGTGCTCGGGGTTGCGTCGGTGGGTGTCGAAGGCGCGGTATCCCTTGCCCTGGCCGATGTAAATGATCTCTCCGGTGTCCGGGAGAAAGTGTGCGTAGACATACGACTTCACTTTTTGTTCTCTCTGTTGATGTGGGGCTTGTGCCCCGGTTATACCTCGAAGCGATTCTTGAGTATGCGGTACAGCACACGCTGCTGCGCCGGGGTTAAGTCAACCACGTCCGTACCATCGAACTCGTCCTGGATCAGGTACAGCATCGGGTCGCCTTCGTACTTCACGATCTCGAGCGACTCGTCTGCGTACAGGTGGGTGATTGCGTCAACGTCGAATAGGTCAAAAGCCATACGCTTCCTCGGGGGTGGATTCGGGGGCGAAGGCCTCCGTATCGAAGAGGAGACCTGTCGTGATGTCGTAGCCAAGGGGCAGGGTCTTACCCGTTGCCTGGCCGGTGTTTCTGTCCTTTATGACGCGGAACGTCGTTATGCGGCTCTCCTCGTCCTCGCCTTGCGTATTTCTTTCGAGGCCGAACATAAAGTGACTCCACATCCCGATGGCGTTGGAGCCACGGAACTGCGTCTGCTTCACACGTCCACCTTCCTCATGCGGCGGGCCGTCCTTGGGCCGCGTCAAGTGGGAGATGAAGTGCAGGTAAATCTTGAGTTCGAGTGCGAGGGCCGCAAGCTCGGACATGATCACGTCCAGGCCACGCCGTTCGTCCTCTTCGTTCGCTGCCAGCGCAGTGAGGTGGTCGAGGTAGATCGACTTGCAGCCGAGGGCGTGGACCATGTACCGGATCTTCGCCTTGACCACTTCCCAATCGGCAGCGCCGAATGAGTCGTAGAGGTGGAGGCGGTCATCTGCAGCGATAAGCTCCAGCGCGGCCCTTCGCTCCTCCGTGGTGGCCTTGCGAGGAACGTGGAGGATCTTCCCCACGGCCTTGCCTGCGATCCGCCTGGCGGTCTCTTTGATGGGCTGCTCGAGGTAGATCACGCCGACGTTCAGCTTCAGCGTCAGGAGGTCGAATGCGATCCCCTGGGTGAACCAGTCGGTCTTGCCGATACCCGTGCCTGCGCCGAACGCATAGCACTCGCCTTCGCGGCGTCCGTAGGTCAGCTTCGTGAGCCGGTCGTCCCACCAGGGGGCACCGTCGGCAATGTCTTCACACGCCGAGTCGACCACTTCGCTGATGGAGACGATACCGTCGGGCCGGTAGGACTTCGCGTTCCAGATAGCCTGGATCACGTCCGCGCCGCGCCCTTCCTTCAGGCACTCGTTGGGGTCCTTGAGGGGCAGGGTGGCGATCTTCGCGACCCCAGGGGAGAACATCTCAGCGACCTCGCGGGCCGCTTGCTGGCCGGGGTCGTCCATGTCGAACATCAGAATGATCTCGTCGAACTGCTCGAAGAAATCCATCTGGCGGGCGATGTCCCGCTTCGCACCTTGTGCGCCATTCGGCACGGAGACCACCGGCCACTTGTTGCCTTGCAACTGGGAGACCGTCAAGGCGTCAATCTCGCCCTCGGTCACCACCAGCTTCTTGCCTTTGTTCCAGAGGTTCTGGCCGAACATCGCCGGGTGCTTGGTGTCCCCGACGAACTTGAATTCCTTGTCCTTGCCGCGTGCCTTGAAGGCCACGACTTGTCCGTCCTTGAAGTACGGGTACATGTGGACGGTTGAGCCGTTATTCAGCTTCCCCACACGCACACCGAACACACGGCACGTCTCTTCACTGATCTGCCGTGCCGACAGGCCGACTACATCAGCCTCGCGGTATTCGTTAAGGTCTGCTGCCACTGTTTTCCTTCCTCGTTGTAGTACTTCGCCATCTCCCCGGTCGTAGTGACCGCAGGAGAAGCAGTTTGAATGGCCGTCTGAGTACAGAGCGTTGGCATCACTGGAGCCGCACTCGTCGCACGGCCCCTTGCGGATCAGGTGAGACTCTTCGTGGTTCATCGGTTGGGGAACAGCTTCTCTTTCAGGGTTGGTTTCGCTTGTACGAACCAGCGGGCCTCGAGGCCACACAGGGTCGCGTCTTTTCTACGCTCTGTGGGGTCTCCAGAGGCCCCTATTTCCCGGCCGGTGACCGGGTCACGTAGTTGGGGTGCCGGGGCGAAGTAGCAGGTCTTCCAGCCGCCTATGGACACGCCCATGGAAGGCACGCTCACTGGGTCGAAGGAGTCGAAGTGCTTGCAGTCCTTGCAGAACTTCATGTCAGTTCCAGGGTGTCTGGATGCCTGCTTCGTCGAGTTCGTCTTCGAGTTCCCAGAGGACCTGAGCTTCGAAGACCGACAGGTTGAGTGCGACGCGCACTTCTGGCTTGTACGTGTCGAGCAGGATCCCCCGCAGGACGACCGCGGTGTCCAGGGGCATCGTCGCTTTCACGTTGCCGTTCTTGGTGTGTTTGACTTTCATTACAGGTCCCATTGGTGAACGGTTTCGCCCGTGCGCTCGTCGATGACCGAGAACGGGAACTCTTCGGGGTACAGGTCGCGGCTCATGTTGACGGTCTCCGGACCCCGCTCGATGGCTTCCTCGAGGGTTCCGAACGGGCCCGCATGTAGGCCTCGTCGGTTGCCTTGTGCATCACGAATGGTGAAGGGGCGCATCAGAGTTTCTCCGGGGTTCCGAGGACGTACCGGCAGTAGCGCTGACCGGTGACCGGGTGCTTGCGGAGGCTCGAGTGGATGTTGAAGCCACGGTCACGGAGGTCCGTGATGCGGCGGGTGAGGGACTGCACGCCATGGTCCAAGAGCGCCTCGCGCTGAGTGATGGACCCTGCGGTGCGCAGGTGCTTGAGCAGTTGCTGTGTTTGCGTCATGACGTCTTTCCTAGATAGTCAATTGCGGCTTGGATAATTGCCGGGTTGTCCTTGAACATCCCGAGGCCCTTGTTGCAGTGGTGGCAGAGGAGTCCGCGTACCTTTCCGGTTGTGTGGCAGTGATCGACACACGGCTCAGTGAGCGCCTCGCTGCAGATGGTGCAGCGGTGCCCCTGGCTAGCCAGCATTCCTAAGTATTGTTCCTTGCTCACGCCGTACCGCCTCTCGATCTGTTGGTACCTGACAATGCCCTCAGACTTCCTGCGGGCGTACGTTGCGCGGGACTTCTGTGCGTCGCACTGCTTGCAGATCCAGCGGAGTCCATCAGCGGCTTTACGCTCCTTGCTGAACTCCGCCAGGGGCTTCTCTTGCTTGCATGCCGTGCAGTGCTTCATCTAGCAGGCTCCTCGAGCCATGCTTCGGGGACCAGCTTGTCGGCGAACTTGAAGCCATGCTTCGTGGCCCAATCGCCGTAGGTTGTCTTGGAACCCTTGTATAAGGGGCTTGCACTGCGAGTAAAGACGAAGCGAACGTCGAGGTGGGGATGCTGCTTCTTGACCGCCAGGTGCTTCGTGCGGTCTTCGGAAGTGAACAGTCCCTTCCCTTCGATGATGATGCCGTTCGCCAGGATGAAGTCGGGGTTGTAGTTATGCGGGATGGAGTAGGGAACCTTGAGAGACTCATAGGTGTACTCGACCCCTGCTTCGTCCAACTGCGCCTGGATCTTGTCCTCCAATCCAGAACGCAGCTTCGCCTTCACCTTGACCACCTGATTCTTCTTGCTGAACCAGTTGGCCTTTGCGGCTCGGGCTAGGATCTTCATCAGAAGTCGACCGGGCCTTCCGACTGGCCGCCTTCTTCCTGCGTGCCGCTGTCTTCGAAGCGCTCTGCCGGTGCCGAAGCGCCAGCCACATAGCCGTCTTCGTCGTCTTCAGCCTTGAAGCCGCCACCGCCGAACTCAACCAACTTGATGATCTGGACGTCGTTCAGGTAGGCCGTAACGCCACCACCGAAGCCCTCGTAGGCCGAGAACGCGCCCTTGACCTTGATGGTCGAGCCGCCGCCGACGCGCAGATCTTCTGCGGCCTGGCCGAGGATCGGGTTGCCCTTGGCGTCGAACAGCTTCGGCTTCTTCTTCGACTTGAACGTGAACGTGACCGTGTCGTCATCGTTCTCGACGAACGGGAACTTGATACCTTCCGGCATCACGACCTTCTTCGTCTTCTTGTCGAGGACGGCGAGTTCGTTCGCTTCTTCCCGAGCCAGTTCCATCAGGGACTCGGCTTGTTCGGTCGGGAGCGTGATGCTCGTCTTGTACTTGCCTTCCGCGTCGAACTTGGTGTCCGGCTTGGTCAGGTTGGAATAGCCTGCAGCGCCCTTCGGCGTCGTGAAGTTTTTCATGAGGTGTGGGTCAATCGTTGAAGTAAGGGTCTTGCGGAATGAAGGCGTTGCGGCCTTCCAGGGAGTTGAGGTCGTAGCCAAGGGCCATGAAGCCAGCCGCTACGTCCAGGGGCACCGGGTCACCGTTGCCGAATTCGAAATCGTCGTCCATCGTGGATCCGTGTGTTGTTGTACAAGATCGTGTTGTACAAGAAAAAATGGGAGGCAGCTTTCTTTCGTACGTGTCGACTAAATGCCCCGGGCAGAATCACCGGGGGCCTTTCTTTCGTACGTGTCGATTAAATACAAAAAGGCCCCGTAGGGCCCTATGTGCTGTCGTGTTGTACAACCGAATTACGCAAAAGCGTAGGCCGACTGCTTGACGTCCTCGAGGTTCAGGGTGCCCTTCGCAGGGATGCCGAGCTTGCCGAGGTCCTGCATGGACTTCTGGAGCTTCTTCATGCCGTCCGCATCTTCGCAGGCGGTGACCAGGGCCATCAGGTCCTCGACTGCGTTCGACAGAATCTCGTTGAGCGGCTCGTTGTGCTCGTACAGTTCGACGAACGCATCGCGGATCAGTGCGTTGAAGCGGGGCATCTGATTCGGCAGCGCTGCGAAGCTATCGTGGATCAGCAGGAAGTCGCTGATGCCATTGTCGACACTCTTCAGGACTACTGACATGAGGTGCGCGCTATCGAGCGAGTGGACCACGTTCGGGGCGATGGAATTTCTCTGCTTGTGCTCCAGCAGTTCCTTGGTGAATCCCACGGTGACCTTGGGGGTGTACGTGGTAGGCACGTTGAGCGCACGGTTCCACAGGGTCGTCTGGACACGCTTTGTGTTCGGCTTGTAGTAGGCGTTCTCCACCGGGAGACCCAGGGGAGTGACCCACCGCACCGGCAGGTTGTGCCGAGCCAGGATGCCCGCAACCTTCTGCAGCCATTCCATCGCATCGGACGCAGCCTTCACGGTTGCCTTCACGGCAGTCATGATGTGCGCTGCCAGGTAGTGCGCGGCCGGGACTTGCGTGGCCCAGTCGGTGCCGAAGATCTCGCGACCCTTGCCTTCCACGTCGATAATGTCCTCGACAAGCTGGTCAGCGAAGCCCTTCTGTTTGCTCCCGTAAACGAACGTCATCGTGGCACGCTTGGCCACCTTGCGGTCGATGCCGTAGTCGAGCCACTTCTGGGCGAACTCGGCCTTCTCAGGGTCCGTGAGGTCCTCCTGGACCATGGGCAGTACCAGCTTCGCCACCTCACGGTAGACGTCACCAGGCAGCGCCGAGGGCAGCAGGTTCACGTAGGAGCCGCCTTCAGGGTCCCGAAGGAGCGCCGAGAAGTGCTGCAGGCCCGAGCACGAACCGTCGACCGCAACTGCGATGTGGCAGACGTAGGTCTCAGGGGCGTCAAAGTATCCCTGGAGGGCGATACAGGCAGCCAAGAAGCAGAACGGGCTGTCCGCGTCCTTCCACAGGTTCAGGGAGGCGATAGGATCCTCAGCAATGGCGCGGACCATCCACAGGTTCGCATTGGTCCACTGCACGCGGTCGATGTGGGCCATCTTGTCGACAGCCACGCCATCCACCTTGAATGCGCCCGTGGTGGCCACATGCCACTTGAGCCAGTAGACGCCGTCAGCGTTCAGCACTTCGCCATTCGCGAGTTCGTACAGACCCTTCGCGAAGTCGGCCCGCTGGTGATTGAAACCAGGGCGCGCATATACGCGACCACGCCAATCCAGCGTATGGGGCTGGTAGAACGGGGTGCCGACGTACTTCTTGGCCTCTGCGATCACCGAGCGGATGGCGTTGCGCTTCGCACGCACCGCGCCGTTGTCCTTGATCATCTTGGCCATTACCTTGCCCTCGAGGCCCTTGGGGACCGCCACGGGGAGACCAGGGACCTTGCCGATAGCGATGCCCGACACGAAGCAGTGCTCCAGGACGTCGAGCACTTTCGAGTTGATCATCACCGGCACGTCTTGGACCGCGTTCAGGGCACGCACGAACGGGGCACCAACCTTGGCGGCCTCGTCGACCAGCAGGCGCTGCTTGCGGTTCAGGGTGACCATGAGCGGGACCGTCTTGGCCACGCGCTGGTCGTTGTAGGCTCCCGTGTTGAAGTCGGTCCACGGGTTCGGGCGGGTGACCATGGGCTGGTAGACCGGGTGCATCCACTGTTGGATCTCAGCCATGTCGTCCATTTCGAGCTGGGCTGCCTCGGTGAACTGGAGGCGGGTGCTGCCGGTGGCATCGTTGCCCTCGACCACATCGAACATGTCGAGTGCCGGGAGGACCACGTTGATCAGGCCCATGCCGAGCTTGACCAGGTCATCACGCGCCTCGTCGATCCCTGCGGCCTCGAGGATCGCAGCGCCCTTGAGCTTCCCGTCGCGAACCGTGGTGACCTTGCGGCCGACCAGCTTCTTCAGTTCCTTGTCGCCGGTGGCCTTGGCTTGCTCCGCGAGCTTCTGCACGGCCATCTCGGCCTCGCACTCGAAACCAATCGCGTAGGCCGCCTCGAGGACCTCGATGTCAGCCGTGGCTGTGTTGAAGAGAATCTTGAGGACGATGGCCGTCAGGAGGTCCGCGTCGATGGTCTTGAGTGCCGCAGCGTGCGGGGCAGGGCGACCACGGCCCTTGGCAGCTTCAGACAGCGCAGCAGCAGCAATAGCCACCACGGACTTCTGGAATCCCTGGGTGAACAGCTTGCCCTGGTTGCGGGACACGTCACCGTCGCGGATCGCACGCTCGTTCTGGTCGGCGTAGCGTTGAGCACCACGCTCGATCATCGACTGCTCGAGATCAGCTTGGCGGGCGTAGTTCAGATCGAGATCATTCAGGTTCATGTGGTGCTCCGTGTGGACCGTGGGTGGTGTGTGCTATTGAGATGACAATATAGCGGATCGGTGTGACTAATACAAGCCCGTGTTGTACAGAAAAACAACGGAGACCGATTCACGGCTCTCTTGCGCTTCTCTTGCGCCTCTCTTGCGTACGTGTCGACTAATTGCACCCCCTTGATTTTCCTCAGGATTTCCTAGAGAACCTCCAAAGTGAATTAGTCGACACGTACGAAAGGAAGGTCCCCCCAAGGGTCCCCAAGGGTCCCCCAAGGAACCCCAAGGATCGAGACCAGCCTCCAGGTACCCCCTGAAATAAGACCAACACGACCAAAATGAATTAGTCGACACGTACGAAAGAAGACCCACATCTAGGGGGTAGGGGGTCCTTAGAGACCCTAAGGATCCTAAGGTTATTCTTAGGACCATAGAACCTAAGAACCTGAGAGATTGTTTTCAGTTTGTAATTTAGGGTGTTGTTCTAGGGGTAACCTTAGGATCACCTGATGTACCTTTGGATCACCACGAGAGTCCCCAGGACCCTACAGACACACCGAGGCGACACAGCGCCAAAAGCAACCATGAACTATGGTCGCCCTCGGGAATACTTAGGGACTCCCGTGTTGGTCCTTTTTCTGTGTTACATCGTACAACACAACACCACACATTGGCATGTAGCTCAGATGGTAGAGCACCCGGCTGTTAACCGGAAGGTCCTTGGTTCGATCCCAAGCCTGCCAGCCAAGACACGCCCTTGAGGCACCCATCCTCCCCATACCAGCCGGGGAGGGTCCCCAAGACCCATGTGCAACGCATGGGCCTCGTCTACCTGCAACGGGTAGGATCGAGTGTGCTCCTTCGGTTATTCGGTCGATCACCGTAACCGATCACTCTCTCTCGCTCCCGAGGGGGCACACTCGAGCAAAACGGTCCCGGCCCAAAAGTGGCCTCCAAAAACCAGGTTCGGAAATCTCCAAAAATATTTTGGGGTCCTGGCCAAACTTTTGGATTTTCCCCTACAAGCCCGTCAGATCGCTTCCCCGTGCCAGCCCAGTGTGCCCACGGTCATGTGCGCTCCGATGGGCTTCCTTCCCGTCTCCCGACACCCCCAAACACCCTTGCTGGAACCTGTACCGTCATGCCTTCGGCCGGCAGCATCCCCCCTCGGCATCTCCGATAGGGTTTGTAGGTCATCCAATGGCCCGCCATGCCTCCGCTAGGGGATGGCCTGTGGGGTAGTAGCCAAACCATCGGCAGCCCCTCAGAACGCCTGTAAGCACTCCTCAACAGCATTCGTTCCTCCGCTTGTCTACAGGCCCATAGAACGGCCTGCCGTGGTCCAAGGTACGTGGGCATATCCAACCCCCTCACGGGGCCGTTAGGCAGCCTTCTGGAGGCCTTGCCGGATGTACTCCTCGATGGAGACTAGCCGCGCCCACGGGTAACCCTTGAACGTTGCCTTGGTGCGTGCCGATGCCAGGCCTTGTGCGTCCATGTACGCCAGGCGTGCGCCTTCAGCGTTCAGAACGACAAAACGCGTAATCCCGCGTTCGTGCGGGTATTGGTAGTGCATAGGGTTTCCTTTCGTACGTGGCGACAAATAGCGAAAGCCCCTAGTGGTCCTAAGGGGCTTTGACTCGGTGCCGACACTCAAACTTGCGTACTTGCTGCCTCACACATTGCAGCGTATCGGGCGTACCTTTCCGCTTTTTCCCTGTATTCCTGGGCGCGTTCCTCCAGTCCCTTACGTGCGCCTTTGCCAGCAGGTAACAGGACGTCGACAGTGTGCACCGTTGCATCGGTGCCTGACTGCGTGATCCCCGCGTATGCGCCTTGTGCCAGGACCAGAATTTTCACGGTAGTTTTCATGCCTGCCCCTTGTTCGTTGAGAATTGACCATTGACGTACGTTGCGCCAGACGTGCCACAGGCCGCCCGCAGGATTTGTAGCGCGTTCACAATCTGTTCCAGTGTCATAGCATCCCCTCAAAACTTGTAGTAGGCGATTGCGCCCGTATCGGGGCAGATGTCCACGCTATCCAGGGTCATCCCAGGGATGCAGGACAGGAACCGCATTGCCTCACGTAGAAACCCGATGCAGTCGCACAGGACGGAAAAATTCTCCGCGTCAATCATGGTTACTTCAACGTTAGGCGCGTGGCCTGTAGCTGTCTCAATCGCAAGCGAGATTTGCGCAGCGAATTGGGTTTGAATGGTCTTGATGGCTGCCATGGTTTGCCCCTTGTTGGTGTATTAAATCTTGTTGCGGATAGCCAAGCGGATAAGCACGACGTGGCGCGCTCGCATGTGCGCCGAAGGGTTAGCAGCGCATTGAATGAGCCACTCGACGGATTGAGACATGGCGATAAGGTAGTAAGCGCGGCGCGACATGGTTTTTCCTTTGCACGTAGAGGCCTGACGCATCCCGCCAGGCACAGAAAGACAATCGACTAGAGGGATGACCAGGACACCAACTACCGCAGGCGCCTGGTCGATTACTCTTCTGATCATTTTTTCCCCGTACTACAGTAGATGGTTTCGTGTTGTACAACAATCAGGCCGAAATAGCGCGTTGAGCGGCGAAGCGGGATTTAGTCGGACCGTGAACAATGATCACCGGGCTTGCCTTTGCTGCGCCTTTGTCATCCGTGCCATTACATGCGCCACAGGTTGCACACAGTTTCTTTTTACCTGCCTCTTCGGAAGCCGGACAAACGAATTCGCCTTTGGTTACTGCTTCATCTGCCGTACGAATGCGGAAGTAACGCACGTTCGCCAGGCGTGCCGCTTGTGCCTCTTCGGCGTTATCTGCCGATGCCATGGTCAGGCGCATAACCCGTGCCGATTGTTCAGCGCTTACTGCCAGGTTGCGCCACTGATGGGTGTAACCGGTGTGGCCTTCAGCATGGGCCGTCAGTTGCTCCCAGACTTCCGCAGGCACTGCCATGGGATCACCATACGATCCAAGGCGCACCATACGACCGGCAACGAGTTTGCCAACAGTCTCAGGCGTGGCGACAGGGTATCGACCAAGGCCGATACCTTTCCAGACTACCAGGGGACCCTGGAACACTCGCACGTAGCACGCGCCACCGTTAATCGGCCGATGCTTACAGTCGCCGCATACGCTGGAGTCTTCGCCAGACTTGAGCGCATCCGTGGGCTTCACATCATCACGCATGATGTACGTCTGGACCATGTTTCCGGTCTTTTCGTTCGTGCTGGCAGTGATTGCGACGACCACGATAGGCGCGCCATCCAACAGGGAAGGACCGCGGTAGATCACGTAGCCGTTCGGGTTCTTTACTGCCTTCGGTGCCGCTCCCATCTCTTCAGGCGTCAAGGTGATCACTTCGGGCACTGCGGGCAACTGGTCTGCCTTCGGTTCGATCAGCGTCAAACCCTTGCCAAAGTCCACGCTTTCACCCGTCGCAACCCAGTGTGCCGCATGCTCACTCGTGCCCTGGCGCAACTCATAGTCGCAACGTTCAAAGCCTTCCATGTACGCACGCGCTTGCCAGCTATTGGAGGCAGCGAAGGACGCCTGACGATGCAGCGCATCTCTGTTGTTCTTGCGAACCGCGATTGCGTCTTTGCTGCCCTTGATCACGTAGTCTTTCTTTGCTTGTGCCATGGTTGCCTCTAGGTTTGTTTGGGTTGGTTCGTTTGCTGCAGGACTTCACTGTAACTGAACGTATCGTGTTGTACAACCCCACACATCAAAAAGGTTTGTGCGCCTGTTGCAAAGACGCCACGCCTAACCCCAGGCAACCATCGTTTCGCCTTGCATTCCCACGGTTTCCCTGTGCCATCCGCGCTACACCTATCGTCCTGCCCCGCGCAACAGTGCGACCAGGCGTTACACCTCGCCACTGCCCCCTAGATTCCCCCTGATTACCTGCGGATCACGCACGCATCGCACCACATTGGATAGTCCATCCGATGAGATCGCAATGGAATCAAGGACTTAGCGCAAGCTGTGCGGCGCGCCGGCCTGTGCCTGCCTGCCAAGTACCCCCCGTGTCGCCTTCAGACGCTCTTCAAAAAAGCCGGTAAAGCCCTCCGCGTTGTTATTGTTGTTGAGAATAATGAGTGGGTGAGGTCTGGCCAAAACACAGACCCCCCTAAGGGCCGCCCCTGGTCCCCAAAGTGACCCGTCCCCAATTCCCCGTAAGTACCCACCCCCACCCCAGGGGTCCCAAAGTTGTACAAGGAACCCCCATGGAAATCATCAGCCGCCCCCAGGCCAAGGCCCTCGGCTTGCCCCGGTACTTCACCGGAAAGACGTGCCTCAATGGACACACCACGGAACGCCGAGTGTCCAACAGCCACTGCCTCGGTTGTGACCGGGAGTGGTTTGTCGGAAACGGCAAGCACTCCTCCAAGGCCCGCGAGGATTACATCGGGGACTGGGACGCCGCCCACCCGGGCCGCAAGGGCTACCGAATGATGGCCCACTACGCAGGGCCTGCAGTTCCCCCATGGAGCGACAAGGAAGCCTGCGAGGCTTTCTACGCAGCCTGTCCGGAAGGCATGCAGGTTGACCACATCGTCCCGATACGGGGGAAGCTGGTGAGTGGCCTCCACGTCTCCTGGAACCTCCAATACCTCACCCCTCGCGATAACCGGCGAAAGAACAACAGCTTCCAGGTAGACCCATGAAGAACGTCCACAAGTACCTGGCACACCCGTGGGGCCGCGAGGTTTGGTTCACGCAAGACGACAAGGCCCTCAAGGCGCTCGGCAAGAAGTTCAGCCTGAACATCGACCTCGAGGGATCCCTGGGCCTCTGTTGGGGCACCTCAACCAGAGCGCTCGTCATCTGGGTACGCCCAGGCGCTGACGTCACCGTGCTCGCCCATGAGTGCTGCCACGCAGCCCTGGACATCCTCGACTACGCAGGGATGAACCCTGCACACGCCAACGGCGAACCCATGTGCTACACCCTGCAGCGCATGCTCGAGCAGTTCACTCCCCATCTCCTCCCTCCGCAGAACTCCTAAGTGCCCCCTGGGGCGCACCCCCCTATGGCACTCGAAACAGGCTCCTACATCTCTGATCTGGTAGTGACCAATCCGGTCGGCTCCGATCCTATCGCCCAGGCAGACGACCACATCCGTCTCTTGAAGGCATCCCTGAAGAACACGTTCCCGAACGTGAAGGGCGCAGTCTCGGCCTCCCACGAGAACCTCAGCAATGGCACCCCGGTTGGGTTGATCGCCATGTGGAACGGAACCTCCGTCCCCGCAGGCTGGACTCTCTGTAATGGCGCGACTGTCGCCCGTGCGGATGGCACCGGCAACATCACCCCTCCGGACCTCCGGGACCGTTTCGTGGTCGCCTCTGGCGGTTCGTATGGGGTAGGGAACATTGGCGGGCTGGCGCTCAACTACCTGTCGGTAGCGCAGATGCCTGCGCACAACCACACCGCCTGGACGGATGCCCAAGGAAGTCACTTCCACAATGGCACCACGAACACTGAGCCGAACCACCAGCACACCCTGCCGAACCTCGGCTCGGTCCAAGCAGGGTCGGACAATGGTGGTGCCAATGTCCCGGTCTCCACGGGCTACGGCTCGAGCCGCTACATGTCCCCCACGGACCCCGCAGGGGCGCACACCCATTCGCTCACCACGGACTACCAGGGCACCCACAGCCACAACGTGGGTACCGGAAACACAGGTGGCGGTGGCGCTATCGAAAACCGTCCTCCCTACTACGCCTTGGCGTTCATCATGAAGGTGTAAGCCATGGCTATCGAATCCGCGCAGTACATCAGTCAACTGGTCGCAGCCAACCCGCTGTCGACCGACGCAGTGTCCCAGGCCGACGACCACCTCCGAATGTTGAAGTCAGTACTCCTCTCGACATTCCCGAACCTCGACTCCCCGGTCACCGCCACCCCGAAGCAACTGAACAACCCGGTCCCCCAAGGGGCCGTGATCATGTGGTCGGGATCGGTACTGACCATCCCCACGGGCTACGGCCTGTGCGATGGGACCCAAGGGACCCCGGATCTCCGTGGGCAGTTCGTGATCGGGGCAGGGGGCACGTACGCTCCCAACGCTATCGGCGGCTCGGCCCTCACGGGCTTCGCAGGGTCGCACACGCACACCGAGAATACGGCCACGGCCAGCCTCCAGGTCACCAGCCTCGCAGTCGCTGCGGGCGCGGGGTCGAGCGTGGTCTCAGCCGTGGTTGCCCAAGGACACGTCCACACGGTCAACCAGGTCGGGGATCACCAGCACTCGAACCTCCCGCCGTACCTGGCCCTCTGCTTCATCATGAAACTCTAAATGTCAAACCTCCCACTTCGTCAGCTTGGGGGCGTGGGAGTGATTACCGACGCCAGCCCGTATGATCTGCCGCCCAATGCCTTCTCGGCGGCGAACAACGTGATCTTCTCCGAGGGCCGCATCCAACGCGCTCCGGTCTTCAAACAGCTTTTCAACCCGATCCGCTCGACCCTGTCGTATGACGCCGCTACAGGCTCCTATGACGCGAACTCAGCGCTGTATAACTCGGCCGAAGGGGGTAGCTCCAACGCCTCCCGCTTTGTCGGCTCCTACACCGACCCCATTGCCGGTGAGACCGTATTTGTGGCAGACAACGACGGAACCATCCGTGCCTACCCGGGCAACGCGATGTCCTTCCAGACTCCCTCTACCGGCACGGTAACCAACGACAACCCGTGGACCCATAGCCAGGTCGCCGGTCTCTCCTTCCTGGCCCGCAAGGGCATGCGCCCGTACGTCCGGAATATCAAGAACGACAGCCAGTACTCGCTCATCGCGGGCGACTGGGTGGCCACGGATACCGCGAGTGTCGTGCGGGGCTTCAAGGGCTACTCGGTGATGCTCGGGATCAACAAGAACGGTGTCGACTACCCCACCATGGTGAAGTGGTCGAACCCAATCCAGTACTCGAGCGCGATCTCCACGGTCGTCTGGGATCCCGCAAACACGAACTACGTGGCCGGTGAGAATGTCATCGGTGACATGAAGAACCCGATCCGCGACGGCATGCCCCTGGGCGAAGCCTTCGTGATCTACTCCCAGAACCAGTTGTGGCTCATGGAGTACTCGGGGGACGTCAACGTCTTCAACTTCCGACGCTTGCCCTTCGAGGGCGGTGTGGTCAACACCAACTGCGTGGTCGAGGTCGAGTCCAAGCACTTCGTCTTCGGTGACAACGACATCTACGTCCACGACGGCATGTCCCGGCAGTCCATCGCCGACGGCCGCGTTCGTCGCCGGATCTTCAACACCCTGGACCGCAGCAAGCAGAATTACTGCTTCGTGAGCCACGACTCCGTGTCGAAGCTCCTGCACTTCTGCTACGCGACCCTGCAGAGAGAGGCGTCCTTCTCGGGCACCGCCTTCTGCAACCAGGCCGCGACCTACAACTACAAGAACGACACCTGGACCTTCATGGACCTCCCGAACATCGTCGGGGGCGCTGAAGCCAATGCCACGCTCGTCAAGAACTCGTTCCCGGACGTGACGAATAGCTATTCGCTGTTCAACACCGCCTATACGAGCTTCTCGGGTGGCGGCACGCCGAAGCTGTCCATCATGCTCGGTGTCTTCGACCAATCCAAGGGTCTCTCGGATTCCTGCGTGTACGCCATCGACCTCCCAACGGTCGGCCTGGTGAACCTGCCAGCGAACGTCGAGACCCTCAAGCCCGCCTACGTGGAACGCGTGGGGGTATCCCTGGACGCCCAAGGCCTCCCGCTGCGCTCCTACAAGACCGTGCAGAACGCGGTCCCCGAGGCGTCCTTCGACGACTCCACGGGCACCTTCACGTTCGAGTTCGGATCCTCGGATCTCGCAGAGCAGACGCCGAACTACCGGTCCAAGGCGGTCTTCAACCCATCGACGGACTACAAGATCGACATGATGGTGTCGGGGCGCTACCTGGCCTACAAGGTCAGCACAAGCTCCATCTCCAACTTCCAGCTTTCGGGCATGGACTGCGAGATCAAGTCCCTGTCCCGGAGGTAACCCATGGCGGTCACCCTCACAGTCCCACTTCAGAACTACGTCCGCGCAGCACAGCCCCCACTCAAGGGATCCGAGGCCCCATGGCTTCAGGAGGAGCTGAAAAAGCTCGAGCGCTCGGTCGCCGCAATCAACGCGGCACTGACGCAACTGGCTGCACGGGTCACGTAACCCTTTTCAATCGAGAGAGAAATGAAAAACTTCATGCGAATCGCGACCGGTCTCGACACCGTGCCGCTGAACCTCGCCATCCAACGCCGTCCGGAGATCTGGAAGGCCGACACGTACCTACGCGACTACCCCCAGGGGCCGTTCGGGCAGATCGAGTCAGCCATCCTGCGCTTCCCGCCGCGCACCGTGCATGAAACCGAGGAGGCCCTGGCTCAACACCTGGCCAACTTCGATCAGCACGAGTGCGTCGACCAGGAGGTCTACAAGGCCCTCCCGGAAGCGCGCCCCATCGTCATGGGCCTCATGGCCCGCGTGGCCGGTGAGCGCCTCGGGCGAGTGATCGTCAACAAGATCGCTCCCGGTGGCCGCATCTTCCCGCACGCCGACACTCCGGTGCATGCCCAGTATTGGGACCGCTTCCATGTGGTGCTCCAAAGCGCCCCGGGGGTGTACTTCCGCACGGGCGACGAAGACGTCTACATGGCCCCAGGGGAAACCTGGTGGTTCCAGAACGCCGAAGAGCATGAAGTGATCAACAACTCCCCCTGCGACCGCATCCACATGGTCGTTGACATTCGGACATCCAAGCCGTGATTACCTATTCAGTAGAGAAGTGGCGGGACATCGTGTCTGAAATGGAGGCCCTGTGGCCCGCTCATTGGCAAGAGGTCGCTCTCGACCACGAAACCATTAAGCTGGCCCCAGACTATAAGCAGTACGAAGCATTTTGTGATGCGGGTGCCCTGCACATCGTCACGGCCCGCGAGGCCGGAAAGATCGTCGGCTACCACATCAGCATCGTTCGTCCGCACCTCCATTACAAGAACGACCTCCACGGCTTTACTGACGTCTACTACATCTCCCCGGCATTCCGCCAGGGGTGGGTGGGCGTAAAGCTCTTCAAGTACGTGGAGAAGACCCTCAAGGCGCGTGGCGTCAAGAAGATCTTCTCCGGGACCAAGTTGCACCTCGACATGGGACCGATCTTTGAGCGGATGGGTTGGCGGGAAACCGAGCGCCTCTTTTCCAAGGTCCTATGATCAAAACTCTCCTCAAGATCCTCGCCCCTGCGATCTTCATGCGCTCGCATGTGGCAGCGGCAACCGTGGGTGCGGCAGCAGTCGGCGCAATCGGTAGCGGTATTGCCTCGAGCAACGCCGCAGATGCCCAGAAGTCCGCAGCCGACGCAGCCAACTCCCCGTGGAAGGCCGCACAGCCCTACATCTCGGGGCAGTTCCAGGGCACCCAGGACGCCCTGACCAATGCCCTCGGCATGGGCACCTACAGTGGCCCCCGCGTAGCTGGTCTCAACCCGTACCAGACCCAAGGTGCGGACCAGACAGCAGGTTACGCGAACGGCAACGGCCAGAACACGGCCAACCAGTTCTACAACACTGGTATGGGCCTCACGAACACCGGCTCGCAGTACGGGACGAACGCCCAAGGTCTCCTCTCGCAAGCGCAGCAGGACCCCACGCAGGGCTTCATGAACTATGCGAACGGCCTCGCGAACAGTGACATGGCCACGCAGATGGTCGACGCGGCCAACCGGGACGCCTCGCGCAACCTGAACGAGTCGCAGCTTCCCTCGCTGGCCATCAACGCAGCAGGCAGCGGCAACACGGACTCCACGCGCACCGGGGTGACCCAAGCGATCCTCCAGCGCAACGCATCGGAGCAGATGGCTGACACCTCCGCGAAGATCCGCAGTTCACTGTTCAACACAGGTCTCCAGACGGCTCAGTCGCAGTACAACTCCAACTCGGATCGTGCCCTCACGGCGAACAACCAGATCGGCAACGCGTACCAGCTTGGGTCCTCTGGCCTCCTGAACGGACAGCAGGCGAACGGCAACAACTTCGACCAGTTGAACGCGGCAGGCGGCCTGTACCAGGGCCAGCAGCAAGCCCAAAACACGGCGGCTCAGCAGCAGTTCCAAGAGCAGCAGTCCACCCCGCTGAACCTTTACGGTCAGTACATGAACGTGATCAACGGCAAGTGGGGCGGGCAGGCAGTGTCCTCGGTCGGTCCTTCGACAGCCGCAGGCGCGATCCAAGGTGCTGCCGGTGCGGGCCTCATGGGATACGGCATCGCGGGCAAGCTCGGGGGCTACGACAGTGGCACGACCAACTTCAACAACAGTGGCTTCACGATGCCTGGCGGCAACGACTACACCAACTCGGCCACCACGGCCATGAACGCAAACCAGGCCCCCGCTGGCCTCAGTGCGTTCGGCTACTAAGGAGGCCAGATGGCTTACTCGTTTGACATGCCCACGGGCATCGACCCGAATGATGATGGGTCGCACAGCCTCCCGGCGTACCTGGGGCAGGCGCTGCAGTTCTATGGGACCGACAAGTCCACGGACCTGCCGTACTACCTCAGCTACCCGATGAACAACCAGGCGGGTCAGTCGATGTTCGGTGGCGGTGCTCCCATGCAGTCACCCGTGGCGCAAGCCATGGCACCGCAGGCTCCCCCGCAGACCCCCGTGGCCCAGGCCATGGACCCGCAGGCCCCGCAGACGCCCATGACTCAGGCCATGGGCTACCCGAACTCGGAAGCGATTCAGTCGATGTTCGCGAAGCAGGCAACGGACCCGAACCTCTCGATGAACAACGGCCTCATCGCAGCAGGCTCGGCAATGATGGGCGGCAAGAATCTGCAGGAAGGCATGGCGAACGCAGGGAAGGCGTGGAGCGACACGTACGACTCGACGCTCAACAACCAGCGCGAACTCAACACGCCCAAGTCCACCTCGGTGGCAGACGGTGCGTTCATGCAGACGCAACTTCCCGGTCAAGCAGCGACGATGCAGGCCAATCCGCAGGTCCAGCAATACCTGTTCGGTAAGGCGCAGCAGCAAGCCCTGATCAAGCAGTCGGAGGCCCTGTTCACGTCCAACCTGGCGCAGCAACGCGACCAGGCCAAGGACGACCGAGCGAACTCCAAGCAGTACGGCAACTCACTGGTGCAGACCGAGACGGCGATGCAGGCCAACGACCGTGCTCTCGCAGTGGCCGAGATGCAATCCAAGGATCCGACCGCGTGGCCGCGTATGGCCGCGATGTTCCCGCAGATCGCACAGGCCATGGGTTCCGACTCGGCTGCAGGCAACCTGGTCATCCAGCGTGCGCACATCGACGCGGCACTGGTCCAGGACATGCAGAAGAAGGGCGCTCTCACGAACGACCAGATGAACTTCCTGAATGCAGACATCCCGTCCCCGACGGCTGACCGCGAGAAGGTAATCATCCCGTTCCTGCGCCAGCAGAAGGCGATCCTGGAGGAGGTCCACAAGTTCCAGTCGGACCAGTACAACAAGGCCAACCCGACGCCGACGCAGGGCTTCGCCACCTCGGGCACGTCCAAGGTTCCCACGGGACCCCAAAGCACCGGCTCTGGCTCCTACCAACCCCCCGCAGTGACCGATGCACAGAGCTTTGCCGCTCTGCCGTCGGGAACTGTGTTCAAGGCCCCTGATGGGTCGATTCGAAGGAAACCGTAATGGCTGATCCGTGGGACTCCGCTCCCTTAGCAAGCCCGATGGACGTTGCACTGGATGCTGAAGGCGCGAACCCCACGGTTGCAGCGATTGCTCGCAGCATCTACCATCAAGAGTCGGGCAGTGGCAAGAACACCAAGACGTCGAACGCGGGTGCCGTGGGAGGGATGCAGATTATCCCCGCCACGTTCCACTCCGTGGCCGACGATGGTTGGAACATCAAGGACCCTGTCGACAATGCTCGAGCAGGCGTCCGATACGTCACACAACTCGCACAGAAGGCCGGGGGCGACCCCGCGCTGACCGCAGCGGGCTACTACGGTGGCCCGGGCGCAATCGACAAGGCCCGCAATGGCGTGGCCGTACGCGATCCGCGCAACCCCAACGCACCTGACACGCTCCAGTACGGGCAGCAGGTCGCCGCACGCATTCCCCAAGGTTCCCAAGCTCCACAGGGAGGCGACAATTGGTGGGCCTCGGCACCGCTAGCAGATGCCCCGGCCAACCCGCCTACAGCGCCCCAGAGCGCCCCGCAAGCTCCCGCAGGTCCCCAAGTAGCAACCGGGGCCGTCCAAGGGCAAGAAGCCGCTCCTGGACAGCCTGCAAGCGCTACTGCAAACCCCGATCCGAACGGGTACGGAGAGGCACCCCCGAGCGACAACACCCAGTTCGCGCTCCCGGGCCAACTCTCCCCGGCACAGCAGGCAGCCGCCGAGGCCGCCAAGCAGCCGAAGAAGGGATGGCTCCAGCAACTCGGCGACAACATCACCGATTCTCCCCTCGAGACTGCCGCGAACCTCGTCCATGGGGGCATCGACAACATCACGTTCGGCTTCGGTGACAAGGCGGGCGCAGCCCTCAATGCGGCGGTCAATGCCGGTGACGGCGGGACCTTCTCGGACCGCTATCACAACGCCTTGAAGGATGTCCGTGATTATGAGGACTCCCGACCGGAGTTCACCGCAGGCCAGCTTGCATCGGTTTTCGCTCCCGGCGCAGGTGCGGCGTCCTTGGTAGGTCGCGCAGTCGAAGCCGTTCCCACGGCATCCCGTATGGCCCGTGCGGTCGCTGGCGGTGCTGCAGGTGCGACTGAAGGTGCCGCATGGACCCTTGGCCACGCCAATGACATCAGCGACATCACACCGTCTGAGATGGGTGTCGGCATGGGCCTTGGTGCCCTCGGCGGCTCCGCTGGTGGTCTACTCTCGAAGGCGACCGACCTGCAGAAGGCGAACTCGTTCCTGCTCAAGTCGGGAACCGCCGGGACGGCACAACGGGACGCGGAGATCATCGCGGACCTCAAGGGTCTCCAGAGCCGCGCCACGCAGGATGGAGCACCCCTCGGGGCGGCAGACGCCAACGCTCTCGCCAACCGCTACAAGGCGGAAGTCGCGGAGCAGCTTCGCCAGATGCCGAAGACGGAAGACCGCTCGACGCTCCTCAACGCCCTCCAGCGGTCCCGTGGACTCGACGAGGACAGCATCCAAGCGCTTCGCCAGATCCCCAACGGTGACGCGGTGGCGGATGCCATCCTCAAGAGCAACCGCACGCTCGCCCTCACGGCCCGTGTGCCGGCCGCCAACGGAATGCTGGCGACGACCGGTCGGCATCTCGTCGACAACGGTCTCCTCAGCGCCCTCGGCCACATGGCCACCCCGGGCCTCGGGTTCGCCCTCGACTCGAAGGCCGCCCGTCTGCTCGCCAACAAGGCCCTCGGTGGCGCAGAGAACCGCACCGGCAACATCGCTGCGGCGCTCAAGCGTGGCGACCAGGCCGAGGCGTACCTGAAGCAGTACGGTCAGCAGGGAGGCAACAGTCTCAACGACCTAGCTACAGCCGCCAAGGCATCCCTCGGTGCCCGCGCAGCAGCCGCAACGGCCAGCAACGACGCTCGAGCGCAGCAGCAGGGTAACCGACAGTTCCAGAACTCCTACGCAGCAGGCCAGCAGGCTCGGCAAGCGGCGGCGGCGGCCAACCCGAACACCCCGGAAGCCCAAGCGGCAGCCAGGGAGTACATGTTCCGCGCCCAGCAAGCAGGACAGGGGGCACGCGCCGATGTGGCCAAGCAGACTCAGCAGGCCGCCCAGGCCGAAGCGTCCGTGGGTCCGCAGATGACTGCAACGCAACGCGCCCAGGCTCAGGCCCAGGTGGCGAAGGCCGCGCAGGAACTCGCAGCGAAGATCGGCCCGCAGATCAGCCCGTCGCAGCGCTCGGCAATCGAGGCTCAACGCATTGCGACCGAGGCGATGGCCAAGGACTCCCTCAAGACCCAACTGGCCCAGAAGCAGGCCCTCGCGGACCAGCAAGCCAGCGATCCGACGTACCTACTCGGCATGTCGAACCCGCACGGCAACCCCCGCAACCCGCAGGAGATGGCCGAGTTCGCCAAGGTCATGCGTCAGCAGGCCGAAGCGGCAGCCGTGGGTCCTCAGGTGCCCGCACAGGGCCTCGCAGCAGCGCAGCAGTCCGCAGCTGCCAAGAAGGCCGCGCAGAAGGTAGCAGAGGTCACCGAGGCTGGAGCAGAGCAGTCGACTCACGTCAACGGCATCTCTCCGTCCAAGCGTGCCCAAGCGAACCTCACGGCGGTGAAGAGCGGCGACTTCAGCGGTCTCGACTTCAGCAACCCCCGCGCCCGCATGATGCTCGCCCACGTCGACGATGGTGGCAACCCCGAGGCCCTCAAGGCCGCGCTGAAGGAACTGGCGACGGAAGACCCTGATACGGCCATCCGCGCGATCCAGACCCTCACGCCGGATCACGGCAACGTGAAGTTCTACGGTGCCCAAGCGGCCCTGCAGAAGAAGCTCGCCACGCGAGTCCCCACGACAGAGGAACTGGCAGCGATCCCCGGGTCCGCTGAGTGGAAGGCCCGGAACGCCCCGGCCCCCACGGTCCCCGCACCGGCCCTCGACGGTGTCATGCACCCGAAGGCCTGGACGTCCGCGAAGGAGTCCCGCCAGATCATCCAGAAGAACGCTTTGGAGTCCGCACAGGACCCCGAGGTGAAGAAGCTGGTGGCGAAGCTGATCGACACGAAGAACGTGAAGGGTGCCAAAGACCCCAACGTGAAGCGCCAAGAGGCGTTCGATGGCTTCATGGAGGGTGCGAACACCGGCCAGCAGATTGAAGCGAAGCGAATCGCCGAACCTCTAATCCGCTACGGAAAGTAACCCTTGAGAACTATCGACATCATCAACCTGCTGCAGGCCTTCGACCGTGTGTTCGAAGATGCAGTGCTCACCAACGACGAGAAGATCGCTGTGGGGAACGAGGTCCTAATCCAACTTCCCCACTCGCACCTACTCCCCACAGTCCTGGCGTCCATCAACGCGGCCACACGGTCGATTGAAGCTCGCCTGGCGACTCTGCAACCGCAGGAGAAACCCAGTGGCGCAACCGCCGAAACCGGACGGCCGAAAGGGTCGAAAAATGCCGTCGGAAAAAAGCCACTTCGCAATACTGAACCAGACGCCTGAGGGCAGGGCGCAGTTAGCAGAGTGGCGCTCCCGGCGCACCACCACCCCTAAGCGGCCCTTCGGGGCCATCGCAGGGTGGACCAAGCACATGCGCGAGAAGGCCCTGGCACACGCCATGGTCGAAGCGAAACAACTAGTGAACCTCATGGAACAGAAAGGCTACAACATCCCCAAGGACGAGTACGCCCGTGAAGGTATCGAAGCAGTGGTCGCCATGGTGCGTCTGACGGACATCAGTCCCAAGGACCGCCTTGCTGCGGCCCGCACGCTCCTCGACTTCACGATGGCGAAGCCCGCCACCACCATCAACCAGAACGTCAAGAAGGCTGAGGATTTCCTCGCTGACCTGGCGGCCGAACTTCCGGACACTGAATGAGTATTGACGCCGTGCGAAAGCGGCTATTCGAGGACTTCGAGTACTACGCCAAGCACGCGCTCAAGATTCGAACGAAGGAGGGGACAGTCGTTCCCCTCGTCCTGAACGAAGCCCAAAAGATTTTCATGAAGCGGGTCATCATCCAGCTTCAGACAACCGGCAAGGTCCGCATCGTCGTCCTCAAGGGGCGGCAGCAGGGCCTGTCCACGATCATCGAAGGGATCATCTACTGGTGGACGAGCCAACACAAGGCCGTCAAGTCCATCGTTATGACCCACCTCGGGGAGTCCACGAAGGCCCTGTTCGACATGGCGAAACGCTACCATGAGAACTGCCCCGAGATCCTCCGCCCCCACACGAAATACTCCTCGCGCCGCGAACTGTCTTTCGACCTGCTCGACTCGAGCTACATGGTCGCTACCGCAGGCGGTGACGGGGTCGGTCGGGGCGAGACCATCCAGTTGGCCCACCTGTCCGAGGCAGCGTTCTATCCGCCCGCCACGGCACGGGACAACATCAACGGCCTCATGCAGGCCATCCCGAACAACCCCGGCACGTTCGTGTTCGTCGAGAGCACGGCCAACGGTATCGGCAACCCCTTCCACAACATCTGGACGGCAGCCACCGAGGGCCGCTCGGAGTACGAGGCTGTGTTCATCCCCTGGTTCGTCCAGAAGGAGTACCGCAAGCCCGTGTCCAAGGGATTCGAACGGACCCCCGCAGAAGACAAGCTGGTGAAGCTCCACGGTCTCGACGATGAGCAACTGATGTTCCGCCGGCACAAGATCGCAGACAACGGCGAAGAGATGTTCATGCAGGAGTATCCCTGCCACGCCGACGAAGCCTTCCTGACCTCGGGCCGCCCAGTCTTCCACACGCAACAGATCCACGGGATCCTTCAGGACGCTCCGGACATCAAGGTCCGCATGGAGTTGATCGGAGATGCCCTCGAGGAAGCGCCACGCGGCGACCTCCTGCTCTACCGCCTCCACGATCCCGGCGAGACGTACTACATCGGTGCGGACGTGGCCATGGGCTACAAGGGCGGGGACTGGTCGGTGGCACAGATCCTCGACTCACACAAACGGCAGGTCGGCGTCTACCGCTCCCAGGTACACCCTGACTACTTCGCAACAGTGTTGGACAAGATCGGCCAGTTCTTCAACGTGGCCAAGATCGGCGTGGAAAACAACAACCACGGCATTTTGACAGCAACCCGTCTAGGCAAAGACCTCTCCTATCCTAATTTGTACTTTGAGACGCACGTCGACAAAGAGACAGAGGACGAGACGGTCATCTACGGCTTCCGCACTACGGTCAAGACCAAGCCCCTCATCATCGACAAGCTCCGCGCTGCGTTCCGTGAGAAGGACATCGAGGTCAACGACAAGATCACCCTCAGGGAACTCATCACTTACGTGGTGACCGATGAGGGGAAGATGCAGGCGGAACCCGGGTGCTTCGACGATTGCGTCATGTCCCTCGCTATCGCGAATTTCATCCACGAAGGTCGCTTTACTCCTGTTGAGAGTACTGAAGACTTCTACATCGAAATGATTTAATGGCTAAGGCTTCCAAGAAGTTCAAGCCTGTGTCGGACTCGGAACTCAAGGCTCTCGTCGAGAAGTACGCTACCTCAAGCGTGCAGTACTACTCCACGAAGCTCTCTGAGGAGCGCAAGAAGGTCATGGAGTACTACCATGGCGAAAAGCCCGCTCCGTCCCACGCAGGAAACTCGAAGTACGTCTCGCAAGACGTGTTCGACGCAGTGGAGTCCCTGAAGGCTGTCCTTCTGGAAACCTTCTCCGCAGGCAACAAGATCGTCTCCTTCGATCCGCAGACCGACAACGACGTCGAACCCATGCGTATCGCTACGGAGTTCGCGGACTACGTGGTCCACCGCCAGAACGACAGCTACGGCATCTTCTCCTCGGTCATCCAAGACGGCCTCATGGCCCGCACCGGCATCGTGAAGGTGTACTGGGACGAGCGCTACGACGAACAGGACGAAGAGTTCTCCGACGTCCCCGTGGACCAGCTCGAAATGCTGGCCTCCCAGGAAGACGTGGAGGACATTGAGGCCGAGCACGACCCGGAGACGGGCATGTTCTCGGGCACTCTCAAGCGCAAGATCGACAAGTCCCAGGTCCGCTACGTCCCCATCGCCCCTGAAGAGTTCCTCATCACCTCGACGGCCCCGTCCATCGAAGAGGCTCACTTCGTGGCCCACCGGACCCGCAAGACGAAGTCCGAGTTGATCGCTATGGGCTACGACAAAGACGTGGTCTACGAGATTGGTGCCAACGATGACGACGAACTGTCCATGGACCCCGAGCGGCTCGCCCGCTTCCAGGACATCGGCGCAGGCATGGCAGCACTCGATGAAGATCAGGACCAGGAGCAGACGGAGCACGTCATCGTGACGGAGGCCTACATGCCCCTGGACATGGACGGCTCGGGCGAAGCGAAGCTCTGGAAGATCACCATGGGTGGTCAGAACACGATCCTCGACAAGGAGCAGGTCGACCGCAAGCCGTTCATCTGCTTCACGCCGCTGCCGTTGCCCCACGCATTCTACGGTGGCAACTTCGGGGCCAAGGTCATCCCGACGCAGAACGCTCGCACGGTGCTAGTCCGAGGCATCCTGGATCACACGGTCATCACCAACAACCCCCGACTCATGGTGGTCAAGGGTGCCGTGCAGAACCCCAAGGAACTCCTCGAGAACCGCGTGGGCGGCCTGGTCAACGTGACGCGTCCGGACGGCATCATTCCGCTCCAACAGTCGGGCCTGAATCCCTTCGTATTCCAAACGATCCAGATGCTGGACGAGGACAAGGAGGAGGTCACTGGTGTCTCGCGGTTGTCCCAAGGCCTGAACAAGGATGCGGTCAGCAAGCAGAACAGCCAGGCGTCGCTCAATGACATGGTCAGCCTGTCGCAGCAGCGCGAGAAGATCATCGCCCGCAACTTCGCGAACCACTTCATCAAGCCCCTGTACCTCGAGGTGTATCGCCTGGTCCTTCTCAACGAGAAGCAGCCGAAGGTGGTCCGCATCGCCGGTAACTTCCAGCAGGTCAACCCGGCAGAGTGGTCCGACGAAGTGACATGCACCATCGAACTGAAGCTCGGCTACAACGAGCAACAGGCCGAGGCGATGAAGTTCATGACGATCCACTCGACCCTCGCAGGCGACCCAGGCAACGCACGTCTCTACACCGAAGCAAACCGCTACGCAGTGTTCAAGGCCGCCCTCGAGAAGACGGGCATCAAGCAAGTCAACCAGTATCTCACCGACCCGAAGACCCTCCCGCCCCCGCAACCAGACCCGTTCAAGGTCAAGGAGCAGGAACTCGAGGAACGCCAGGTCGCTGTCCAAGAGGCAGTTGCTCAGAACTCCGCGAAGAAGGTCGACGACCACGCCCAGATCGAAATGCTCAAGCTCCAACTGGAGAAGATGCAGCTTCAGATGGAGCAGGTCCTCAAGGGTCGCGAAGTGGATGTGAAGCAGTTCGTGGCCGAGTCCACGGCGGCGCTGCACACCGAAGAGCTTCACCTGATGGAACAGGAGATGAAACAGACCCCGCCGCAAACCCAGGCGGTACTCCGGATCTAAATGGACCAGCAAGAACTCATGCTCCAACGCGGCACCGCTGCCGAGGAGCTACTAGCAAACGAGGCGTTCATTGTCTGCACGAACGAACTCTACAACCAGTACTTCGCCGAGATCACCGGCAGTGCCTTGAACGCCAAGGAGTTGCGGGAGAACCGCTTCTTCCAGCTTCGGGCACTGCAGGACCTCACCAACGAACTACGGAGTTGGGTCGCCGCCAAAGACTCACTCCTTTCCCCCCTTGAAGAGTAAAACCAAATATGACGACCACCACCCAAACGGGCGTGGATGACGCTGCACTGTCATTCAACGAAGATGATGCAGCAGACCAATTTCTGTCGCGATGGAGTGAAGAGGACCCTGCCGATACGCAGGCATCCGAGGCCCCTGAGGACGAAGACCTGGCCGACGAGGTAGATGAACCTGTCGAGCAGGAGGAAGCCGATGAAGGCTCCGAAGACGCAGACGACACCGACGCGGACCCTCAAGACGAGGACGAAGGCGGCGACGATGAAGCAGACGAAGGCGACGACGAAGACAAGCCCAAGAAGGGCAAGGTCCTCGACGATGATGCCGTGGTCAAGCTCAAGGTCGACGACGACGAACTCGAGGTATCCGTCAAGGACCTGAAGCGCCTGTACGGGCAAGAAGCGGCACTGACGAAGAAGTCGCAAGCAGTAGCGGAACAACGCAAGGCAACCGAGGAAGCAAACCAGCGAGCAGCAGCACAGCTTGATCGTCTTCACCAGAAGGCTATGGCCCGATGGGAGCCGTATTCGAAGATCGACATGCTCGTCGCCAGCAAGCAACTGGATGCCGACTCGTTCGCAGCCCTGCGTGCGGAAGCCCAAGCTGCACACGACGAAGTTCGTTTCATCACCCAGGAAGTTGACCAGTTCGTTGCACATTCGAACGATCAACGTCAGAAGCAAATGAAGGCGGCAGCAACTGAGTCCGTCGAGTACCTGACCAAGGAAGTCCCTGGCTGGAACCCGAAGACCTACGAGGACGTGCGCCAGTACGCAGTCTCGAAGGGCATGCCGGAACACATCGTCAACGGAGTGGTCGACAAGTTCGCCCTCGAGATGATGTACAAGGCCATGCAGTTCGACAAGGCGAAGCAGATCGTGACCAAGAAGGTCAACAAGACACCCGCCAAGGTCCTCAAGACCACCAAGGCCGTCACCACCGCCTCCAACAAGGTCGACAAGTCCTCGAAGGCCAAGCAGCGCCTGCAACGCTCGGGTTCCACCGACGATGCCGCTGACTTGTTCCTCTCGCGCTGGTCGGTCTAAACCCCCTCAAGTCTCCATGGGCCGTAAAGAAACCGGCCCGAACCTCTTCTCTATTTAGGATTACACACCATGAGCAACACCGCATTCAAGACGTACGACCAAGTTGGTATCAAGGAAGACATCAGCGACGTTATCTCGAACATCAGCCCGACGAACACCCCGTTCCAAACGCTGGTCAAGACCGAGTCGGTCGCCAACACGTTGTTCCAGTGGCAAGAAGACAGCCTCGCGGCAGTCGGCGCGAACGCTGCAGTTGAAGGCGCGGACGCTTCGGACAGCACGCTGAACCCGACCACGATGCGTTCGAACTACACGCAGATCATGACGAAGACCGTCCGTGTGTCGAACACGGCTGACACGGTGTCGACGTACGGCCGAGCCAAGGAAACGGCGCTGCAACTTTCGAAGAAATCGAGCGAGTTGAAGCGTGAATTCGAATACGCGCTCCTGGGCGTGGCACAGAACGCTGCAGTCGGCAACGAAACCACGGCCCGCAAGTTCGGCAACGTGTTCGGCAATGGTGCCTCGGGCGCAGCCCTGATCGCAGCAGGTAACGTGGTCGACCACACGGCAACCCCCGCTGCCCTGTCGGAAAACGACGTCCTGTCGGCGAACCAGAAGCTGTACGAAGGCGGCGGCGAAGCCCAGATCCTGATGATCAAGCCGGGTGACTCGCTGTTGGTCGCAGGCTTCACGGCAGCCGCTGGCCGTACGCGTATGTTCGACGGCTCGGCAGACAAGACCATCGTCAACGTGGTCAACCTCTACGTGTCGCCGTTCGGTGAGCAGAAGGTCGTGCTGAACCGCTTCATCAAGGCCGACTCGGCACTCCTGTTCGCTCCGCAGTACTGGAAGATCGCTGTGCTGCGTCCGTGGGCGCGTATCCCGCTGGCAGTGACCGGCGATGCACACCGCACGCAGATCATCGGCGAGTTCTCGCTGAAGCACCTGAACGCTGGCGCTTCGGCAGCCATCAAGGGCCTCACGGGCGCTAACCCGAACGTGACGTAATCCCTGGGGGTCCCTGAGACCCCTTGCTTCACCTCTGGCCCCCGTTCGTGGGGCCTCCCAATTCCTTTACAGGGGCCTCCGTCCACTCTCGCGGTGGTCCCTCTTTTTCTTCCTCTCATGCTCCAACTCGACAACGGCGTCAATGTGAAGGTCCAGTCCAACACGGACGGCCACATCATCGAGACGCATCAAGACATCCCCGACTCACTCCTCAAAGAACTCGCTGACAAGCGCATGGCGTCCCACAACGTCCGTGAGCGCGAAATGATGCACGTAGCTGCCATCCCCGCTGCCCTTGTTGACCGCTGGTACCGCGAAGGCTACGACGTGTTCCATGAGCCGATCCGGAAGACCGTAGCGAAACTCCGCAACGAGAACTTGGAATACTTCCTCGCAACCGATAAGCACATCTAATGAACCTCGCCTCCATCCGTAAAAAGTTCCTCGCCATCCTCAACCGCAACGACTGTGATACGGATCTGGCGAACGACTTCTTAAACATGGCCCAGACGCGTATCGAGCGCACGCTCCGCATCCCCGGCATGGAAAAGATGATGCTCACCACGGGGACCGCAGACGTCCCCACGGATCAGATCGTGCTCCCCACGGACTTCCTAAGCATCAAGCACCTCTACGCAGGATCGATGCTGCTGGTCCACAAGGACATCGGGCACTTCCTCGGTCTCCAAGCGGCCCCAGGGACCCCGAGGTACTACAGCCGCATCGGTGGCTCGTACCTGATCAAACCCTCCCTCCCTGCAGGCGACCAGACCGTGATGGTCTATTACGCTGCGCAGCCTTCTCTCGTCAATGACACGGACGAGAACCTCTTCGGCCTCATCGCTGCCGACCTCCTGATCTACGGTGCTCTGTCCTACGCCACCGACTATTACGTCGATGATCGTACGCAGTCCTTCGAAGGCCGCTTCACGCAGCTTTACAACGACCTCGACGAGCAGGGCCGTATGACTGACATGGAGCAATCGGCGATGGCTGTGGCTCCTGCCTACTCTTCGGAATACTGATGACCACTTCCTTCTTCTCCGGCCAGAACATGGCCCCGGAAGCCGACTCGACCAACGAGTTGATTGACACGCTGACCGCCCAGGTCGCCACGGTCACCGCAGCAAACGCCCAGGCCCAAGCGGCCTCCACGGCTGCCGCAGCTTCCGCAAGCAACGCAGCAATCTCCGAGGCTAACGTCTCGACCCTGGCGCAGCAGGCCAACACCACGCTGGCCACGGCCCAGACCGCGATCACCACGGCCCAGGCGGCCACCACCACGGCAACCACGGCCGCCTCCACGGCCACCTCGCAGGCCTCCACGGCCACGACTCAGGCCAACATCGCAACGACCCAGGCAGGCCTCGCCGCGACCTCGGAAGCCAACGCGCTTGCTTCGGCAGGCACGGCCTCCACGCAGGCTGGCATCGCCACGACTCAGGCTGGCAATAGCGCCACGTCGGCAGCAGCTTCCCTCGCCAGCAAGAATGCCGCAGGGACCTCGGAGACCAATGCGGCTGCTTCGGCAACTGCAGCGGCGACGAGTCGGACCAATGCGGCAACCTCGGAAACCAGTGCGGCCTCTAGTGCCACTGCGGCTAACACGAGCAAGGTGAACGCCGGTACCAGTGAAACGAATGCTGCGAATAGCGCCACGGCTGCTGCTACCAGTGCCACTCAGGCTGCTGCTTCGGCAACCCTGGCCACGAACCAGACAGCTTACCTTGCCGGTCGCAACCGGATCATCAACGGGGACTGTAGGGTCCAGCAGAAGGCAGCCGTAGCTGCTGTGGCGGGCACCTTCCAGTATGGGGGTGTGGATCGCTTCGCCAACGTATGCGGCTCTACGCAGACCCCTGGCGTTACGCAGCAGGTTCAAGTTGACGTAGATGAAAATGGCACATCGAAGTACTGGGTCCGTCACCAGGTAACCACGGCTGTGGCGGACTTCTCAAGCACTAAGTACTGGGGCGGTATTACACAGCCCATTGAAGGCCAGAATGTGTTTGATCTGAAGGGGAACCCCAAGGGCGTCACGGTTTCCTTCAGGTTCAAGGCGAAGGTTCCCGGCACGTATGGTGTAACGCTTTTCGACAATGCTGTGACCTATAGCGTCACGAAGGTCATCACCGTAACTGCTGCAGATACCCCGCAGTATTTCGCAGTGTCCTTCCCCACGGTCCCTACGGGTGTCAGTTTTGGTGCCAATGCCACAACCTTCCTCGCTGTGCGTATCGGCGGTCTGAATACAGGGACCTCCATGTGCCCCACGGCTAACCTTGGCACATGGCAAACCACTGGCTACTACACGGCACAGGGGCAGGTGAACTGGGGTGCCTCAACCGCGAACTACATCCAAGTCACAGACCTTCAGTTTGAAGAGGGGCAAGTAGCAACTCCCTTCGAACGCCGTCAGTACGGTCAGGAATTCGCGCTGTGCCAGCGGTACTACCAATCCCTTAATACCGGGTGGGATATCCCTACATACGCAGCCGCGAGCCTTGGGCAGTGGCACGCACTTCCTGTTGCTATGCGTGCGGCCCCCACGACCACTCTTGGTACCCCCTCGGAGAACGTGAACGTCAGCGGCACTCCCGCCATTTCTCCTCTCTCTGCCACCGGCTACCGCATACTTGCGAGTTCCGCGGCTGCCGGTGTTAGCTACTACACCAATACCATCGCCCTCAGTGCGGAGCTTTAAGCAATGACCTATTCCGTAACACCTGATGGGCACCTTGTTCGTGATGTGGATGGTGCTTTCATCCCCTCGGACCTTGGTAACTCCGACTATGCCGCCTATCTCGCATGGGTCGCAGCCGGTAACACCCCCACGGTCCCCGCACCAGCACCCGTGGATCTCCAGAAGCAACTCACGGATTTCGTTCAGGGTCTCATGGACGCCAAGGCCCAGTCGTATCACTACGATGACCTAACGACAGCCGTGACGTACGCAGAGGAGGCTTCGGTCCCCCAGTTCCAGCAAGAAGGCCAAGCGTTCCGCGCATGGCGCTCCCAGGTCTGGGCTTCGGCCTACAGCATCCTCGGGGAAGTCCAAGCGGGCACCCGAGCGTTCCCCACGGTCGCAGAGGTCCCCGCGCTGCTCCCTCCGTTCCCCTTGGATTGACCATGAAGTACGTTTGGAACCTCCTGATCGCTTTGGATCAGTTCGTCAACACGGTCCTCCTCGGGGACCCTGACGAGACCGTCTCCAGCAGAGCAGCGAAAGCTGCGGCCAAGGGGAAGCGGTGGGGCTGCGTGCTCTGTCGTCTGCTCGACTACGTCCAGAAGGACCACTGCATCACCTCCCTGGAACCCCTCGCGGGTTCTCGGGCCATCATCCCGGATTAAACCCCGATTAACGACAAGGAAACACAATGACGTGGTGCGACGAAGCACTGAAGCTTATTAAGGAGTTCGAAGGATGCCGCCTCAAGGCATACCCGGACCCCGCGACCGGTGCCGCACCATGGACCATTGGATACGGCGCAACAGGCCCGCACATCGGACCAGGGACCGTATGGACCCAGGCACAGGCTGACCAGGACCTCCTGGCCCGCTTGGTCGCCCTCGGTGCCCATCTGGACTCCGTGGTGAAGTTCCACCTGACGGACGAAGAGAAGGGCGCTCTGTGCTCCCTGATCTACAACATCGGCACCGGCAACTTCGATCACTCGACGCTCCTGAAGCTCCTGAACGCGGGCGACGTCCTCGGGGCGGCCAAGGAATTCCCGAAGTGGAACAAGGCGGCAGGCAAGGTCCTCGGGGGCCTGGTGACACGCCGCTCGGGCGAGATGGCTGAGTTCCTGCTCGGCGCGAACTTCGCAGTAAAGGAGGCAGCATGAGCTGGACAGCCATCGCGGGTGTGGTGACGAACCTCGCCCCGACCATTGCCACGGCTATCGGTGGTCCGCTCGCGGGCACCGCAGTCACGGCCCTGGAGAAGGTCTTCGGGTTGACTCCGGGCACCAACGACCCCGTAGCGCAGCGTCAGGACACCGTGGCCCAGGCTATCGCTGAGGCAACCCCGGAGCAACTGGCGAACATCCGCAAGGCCGACCAGGACTTCCAGGTGGCCATGGCGTCCCTGGGGTTCAAGGACACCGAGGCCCTTGCGGCTCTGAAGGTCCAGGACGTCGAAGGGGCACGCACCATGCAGTCCACGACGCGCTCCTGGGTCCCCCCGGTTCTCACCATGATCATCACCTTCGGCTTCTTCGGCCTGGTCACGGCGCTGATCTTCTGCAACATCCCCGATTCGAACAAGGCGATCTTCTTCAGCCTGGTCGGATCCCTCGGCACCGCATGGGCCGCAAGCATTCACTTCTGGTTCGGCGATACCACGTCGAGCGCGGACAAGACGGCGATCATCGCCAAAGCACAACCGGTGGAATAAGAGATGGACGAAACAATTGACAATCGCGTAGCCCGTTTGGAGTTCCGCATGGACGCACAGGACGAGAAGATCGAGGACATTGAGGACGCACAGGAGACCTTCGGGGAATCCCTGACGGCCATCAAGGACACCTTGCTCCAGATCAAATGGGCGCTGTACGGCGGCGGTGTGATGTTCGCTGTGAACGTGTTGGGACTCAAGGAAGTGATCACGAAGCTCGTGCTTCACTAAGGCGAGTTTACGTAATCAAAGTTATCGAAGTAAAAAAGACCCCCTCGGGAACCCATTACGGGAACCTTGAGGGGGTCTTTTTGCCGCTTGCGACAGCTTAGTTGTTGACGAGGGTGGCTCCGCAGGTCGTCGCGCAGAGCTTCAGGGACGAGTTGCACTGGAGCTTCTGGATCCCCGGCGTGAGCGGGTTCGATGACAGGCACTCGTTGTAGGCGTCCGAGCAGTGCATGGAGCACGAGCGGTCGGCGTAGCGCCAGTCGAAGTCGGGGGTGCTGCAGCCAGCCAGCAGGAGGGCGGCGATAAGGGTCAGGGCTTTCATGGTTCTCTCAGAGTGGTTTTTGTAACGCTAGGTTTCGATTTAGCGTTACTCCTACCGAACGCTAGGCTGTGGATAACGTGCCTGTGGATAACTCTGTAGCGTTACAGAATACTCGCACGACCCTATCCTAGCGAACGGTGGGAGTAACGCTAAAAGCCGTAGCGAACGGTATGAGTAACGAAACAATACTTTTAATACTTATGTTAACAATATGCGCGGACTCGATCCGGGGAGGTGCGGGAGGAAGCTGTCGTCCTGGCTCGGGACATCGGACACCGCGACCTTGGTCCGGAGCACGCCCGCCTCAGGATCCCAGACAAACCCGTCCCCAGGGATGATCTCGCAGTCCACGAAGGCCTCCGCGTTCGTCTGGTCGCCTTGGATCGCCTCGGCAACCCCCTCGACTACCTTGCGGAACTTTGCGGGCACGTAGTCGATGACCACGGTGCAGAGCACGCGGGTCCCCATGCGGACGTCCATGCGCTCCCTGGCCACGTAGGTGCTGCTGCGCTTTCCCTTCCCTACGGCAATCACCCGAAGCATCTTGAACGTCTCGAGGGTCTTCAGGGACGCGGTTACGGTCGTCTGTGACATCCCGGTCATCTCCGCGAGCTTGCGCTGTCCAGGCCAGCTTTCTCCGGTCTCGAAGTCTGCGTGGGCCTTGATGGCTTGCCACACGCCGAAGGAACTCATCCCGATCTGTGCAGCCAGGCCCGAGGAGAACAGGTCCCGCTGCATGGTCTGGTAGGTCGTGTCAATCTTGGCTTGGGACATCACACGCGCCCCCTGTTGATCCTCGCGACCCGCCGGTCCACCTCAGGCCCCAAGCAGTCGACAATGATCTCGGTCATCGTCACCCCCTGGAGGCCCGCAAGGATCTTGAGCCGCCTGTGGAGGTCCGTGGGGATCCTCAGGTTCATCGGCTTGGTGTCGCCCTTCTTCGGGACGATCTCGACGATGGTCTCGAAGTAGTTCTGCAGTACCCCGTGCGGCCTGTCTACAGCCTCGCCAGCGGCCTCGTGAGGCTCCGGGGGTACTTGGGTAGCGGGTACCCCCTTCGTGACCTCCTGGCGCATCCTGGAGACCGCGGCATCGTCTGCGCTCCGTGGGGGCAGCGCGGGGCCTTTGATGTTAGGGCGCTCATTCGACATTGAAGATCTCCTCGTAGAGGTTCGTCAGTTCCTCGGTGGCCCGTGGGTCCTTGCGCTTCAACTCCGTCACCGCCCTGCCCGTCTTCGACGAGTCCCGGAAGGCTTGGCGGTTGAAGATGGTCTTCGACACGGGCTTGAAGTAGTCCCTGAGGCCCTCGAGCATGACCCTGGAGTCCTGGATGTCCCTCTTCGCGTTCGGAGGGACGCTGTTCAGGACCACGAGGATCCGCGTCTCCGGGCGCTCGGTCTTCAGCCTGTTAGCGATCAGCAGCATCGGCTCGAGGCCCGAGGTGTCGAACTGACCGATGCCCACGGGGATGACTATGACGTCAGCAGCCAGGCAAGCGTCGACCATCTCAACTCCCCTCCCCGCCGGTACGTCCACGATCACAACTTCGTAGGCGTCCCGATGTGCGACCAGGTCGGCGTACACCTTACCTTGGCCCATGGCCAGACTGACGTGCGGCAAGCTCTCCTCGCTGCGCCGTGTCGTTCCCCAGGCGTAGCTGTAGCGCCCCTTTTGGTTGTCGATGTCTGTGTCGACCAGGAGCACTCGGTGTCCCTTGGAGGCAACCAAGCCAGCTAGGTTCGTCGACAGCGTGCTCTTTCCCACTCCACCCTTCTCCGTTGCTACTGCGATAAGCATGTGGCCTCCTTGGTGTGTTCCGAGTCATCTTACTGTAAAGACACGCATCTTTACATCTTTACACGCGGGTAGGAGAAAGCAGGGCTATGTCAAGGGTTCTGGGTCTTGCCAGAGGTCCTTGCGGTAACCCTACTCTCAATCATCGGAGGAAGCCGAACTTCTCGATCTGGTCGTCTGCGTACAGGTTTGCTGCCCTGTCCAGGAACACCTGCATCGACTTCATCCCACCCACGTTCTCGACGATCCACTTGACCTTGAGGTACAACTCCGGTTCCATCTTGAAGTTGTACCCCATGCGCGGCTGCGCCTGGATGATGTCCGGGTTCTCCCAGGGGAAGCGGGCCGACTTGGTCGCCTCCTCTCGGGCCAGGTTCTGCAGTCGTGCGATCTCTGCCTGTGCTGCCTTCAACTGCTCTTCGACGCTCACTGCGGCTGCCTTGTCTGCCGGTGCTGCTGCCTTGCCCGCTACATTCTTGGTTGCTGCTGCGTTCATCTTGCTCACCCTTGGTTGGTTTGTCGTTGGAATGGTTGTACTGTACAACGTCATCCAACTCCCTGCAAGGTTTACCAGCTACTGTAGTGTGGCGCGTCTAACACAACTCCCGAAATCTTCCCAGGCGTGCTCCCAGGTGTTATACGAGCACTCGAGCTTCCCGTTGACCATCAGGTGGAAGTTGAAGCTCTCAGGGTCCTCACCGGTCCCGTCGGAGACCAGGGAGACCGTTGTTCTGTCAGACAAAAGCGTAGAGATCAGTTGCATGTTTTTAGCTGGTCAAGGGTGGTTACAACTTGTTGCAACCCACTGCAACGAACGTGAATGTAGCATTTTTGTAGTACGTGAGTAAGGAAATGCCACGGGGTAAACCCTATGTTGCTAAACAGCAACCGTAGAATTTACCCGTGTTGCGTGTGGGGGATGTGTTGTGATTACCGAACGGCCGCCAGCAGGTCATCGTCCGAGATGTGGGCGTAGCGCATCGTCGTCTGGATCTTCCGGTGCCCGAGGAGCTTCTGGACGACCGCGATGTTCCCAGTCTTCGACAGGGTGCGCGTGGCGGCCGTGTGGCGCAGGGCGTGGAGCACGAAGTCGGCGTCGCCCTCGAGACCCATGGCCACCTTCAGGCGCAGCCACACGGCCCGCAGCTTGTTCTCGTCCAGGGCGAAGGGCAGGCCCACGGCGAGTGCCTCCTGGGAACGCACGCTCAAGGGCACCGAGCGGGGCTTCTTCGTCTTGTTGACCCACAGGCGCACCCAGGGGCCGTCCACGTTCTTCGCCTCGAGGTTCAGAAGCTCCCCACGGCGCATGCCGGTGTCCACGGAAACCGTAAGGAACCGGGCGACCTCAGCCTCGTCCCACTCGCGCAGCAGGGCGAACATCTTTTCTTCCTCGGCCTCTGTCAACCAACGGGTGCGTCCTTCCGTTTCAGCCTTCCACTCGAACTTCGGCATCTTGGTGATCCACTCGCGCTCGAAGCCGTACTTGAGGACCGTGTGGACGCTGGCCAGCTTGCGGTTGACCGTGGCCGCCGCGATGGTCCCTTGGATCTCCAGGATGAAGTCGTCGACCGTCGTGGTCCGTACGTCCTCGAGGGCCAGGTTGCCGACCACCTTGATGAACTGCTCGACGTTGCGGTAGGCGGTCAGTTCGTTGGCCGTGCCGCGCCACAGGGCCTTCGCAGCAATGCGGAGGAGTTCGTGGAGGTTCGTCGGGGCCTTGGTCTTAGCTGCGGTTTTCATGGTGGTCTCCATCGGCGGTGTTGGTGTAGATGAGACTGTACCGATTTGTACGACACAAGGCAACTAGTTTCGACGAAAAAAACCCTCCGAAAGGAGGGGAAGGGCACAGCGAGAGTTATTTGCGGATCGGAAGACACTGCATCTGCATGGCGTGGCTGTCTGATTGGCGGGCCACATAGCAGACGTTCTGGTTCTTCAGGTCCACGACCGTGTCGAGCGTGTCGCTCCAGGTCAGTTTGTGTGTGGGAAGCTCGTGCTTCTCGACGTCGATCAGGTTCTCAGCGGCGAACGCCGGGGCCATGGGGACCAGAACCGCGCCGATCATGACGATGATGCCGATGAACCAGAGTTGCGCGTCACGGAGACGCGAGCGGATTGCCGGGATCATTTGATGTCCTTGGTTGAGAAGTGGGTGTAGCGGTGTGATCGGCAGCCTCGGATGGGGAGTCGGAACCAGATGTCGAGGAAACGCCCTCGGACCCAGGTGACCCCACAGACGTAGCCGCCCTCGTTGATCTGGATGCGGTCGCGGGTGAGCTTCATTTGTGGACCACCGTGGCTCGCACAATGGTTGCGAAGGGGTAGAAGTGGGTCGTTGTGCGATCCGAGGTGTACACCGTGAGGACGGTGTCCCCGAAGGACCACGCGTAGTCCCGTGAGTCGAAGCGATAGCTTGAGCCGCTGACCGAGGACACATCTAGGTAGGTGCGTTTCATTCCACGATCTCCAGCTTCACCTTGACGACCTTCCACGCCGTGCTCTCGCCGATACGGGCCTTGGCCTTGGCTTCACTGCGGTACAGGTGCGGGGCACTCGAGGTGCCCGAGGGGCCACCCATGAACGTCCCCTTCGGGAGGTCGTACTTCGTGAGCGGGTCGACCGCCTTGACCACGGCCCAGTAGAACTCTTGGTTCTCCAGCTTCATTGCGTGAGTTCCTTGAAGAACTTGTCGAAGAAGTCAGCGGGGCACCATGACGCGTCCTCGCTGTACGATGGGATGACGATCTTGTAGCCCGGGTCGTTGCGCTCGGGGTTGCCGAAGCCGGATTCCTTGGCGAACTCGCCCTTGGTCATCGGTGTTGCTTGGCAGAAGTAGCCGCCGTAGAAAGCCTTCACAGTTCCTCTCCCGTGGAGCCAAACGTCTCGATGGCCGCGAGGAGCTCCTCGAAGACCTCGTCGACATCCCGGTCCAGCAGGCCGCCCGCAGCCGCCGCGTCGATCTCCTGGTTGAAGTCGGTGACTGCGTTGATCTCGGCCTGGGTCGGCTCGCGGCGCTTCTGTTCTACGGTCTTCATGAGGGCCGTCAGGACGATGGCCTTCAACATGATCTTGGTTGCGTTCATTTCTCTCTCTCTCGCTTCCGTGCTTCAGATTTGTTTGGTGTACAGGATGTGCCCCTGGATTGAGGCCCCTGCGGGTTTGAACGCTGCGATCATTCGCTTGGCGTCCGACAGTTGTGTCTTGAGATTGGCGACCTCGGCCTCAAGGGCCGCAAGCCGCTCTTTCAGTTCCCACGCGGTCACAGCTTCTCCGGATAGAGCTTGTTCAGGTGCTCGATGGTTGTCTCGACTTCTTCGAACGCCTTGCGAGTGGCCGTCTGGTAGCGGGCAGGTGCGAAGTTCTCCTCGCGGGACTCGCAGCCAGCCACCGGCCGGTTGTCGATCAGCATCCCCGTGGCCTCTGCGGTCAGCAGGATGTTCGTGCAGGCCCGGATAGCGCCGAGGTGATGCACCAGTTCCTTGGAGTCCACGCGTTCCCCGGAGACCCATTGACCCAGGTGGCGCAGAATCGCGCCCACGTACGTCATGGCTTCCACCTCGGTCTCGAGGTAGTTGTTCTCGCCGTACTTGCGCTTGCCGCCATGGAGCGCCGCTGCTTCGTGCAGTTGGGCGATCATGTGGATCAGGTGCAGGGGCGGCTTCTTGTCGCCGTAGAGTTGCTTGGGGTTGGAAGGCTTCGCGGGCTTCGCCGAGATCGCGATGGGTGCCCACCCTGAGTTGTTAGTGTCGCAAGTCCCGCAGGGTGGTCGCCCTCCGTCATTCGCACAGGTGCAGCAGTCTTTCTCTACGGAGTCCAAAGTTTCACCTCGTTGTTCTCGAAGTCCCAGTCCTCAGCGCGGAGGATGCGGGCCATTCGTGCGTTCATGAGTGCGTCCTCCTCAGTGAGTCCAGCCTTGAGGTACGCGTCCACCACGGTCTTCCAAACTGCACCGTGTTTGTCCAGGAGCTTCTCGGCGGTCTTGGGGCCGATACCCGGGCAACCACCGTACCCATCCGTCGCATCTCCCATAAGGGCCTGCATCAGGAACTGGCGGTTGCCTGACTTCTCGTCCGACTCGACCAGCTTCGCGTTCAGCTTCTGGTCCAGGTGGACCATCTGCCCAGGGATCGTGAAGAGGTCCTTGTCCATGGTGGTCGGGATGAACCCATACTTCGTGGCGAGGATCCCCATGACATCGTCGGCTTCCAGTTGGGGCTTCTCGAAGAACGGGAAGACCTCCTGGGACCACTGCTTCAGTGTTCCGTAGCCGACCGGCTTCTTGCCCCGGTTACCCTTGTAGGTGGGGTTGAGGACCTTCCGGAAGTTCTCCTTGCCCGTGTAGCACAGCGTGAACTTGCGGATTCCTACTAGTTCTTCAGCCTGGTCGATGACCTTGTCGAGCCAGTCCTGAAAACGCTTCTTGCCCTTGGCGAAGTCGAAGTAGTAGGACCAGGTGTCCTCGTCCCACTCGATCTCCTCCTGGGCGCTAGCGCACGACGAGAAGCATGTGATGTCGGCGTCAATCAGCAGCATCGACGCTCTCCAGGCTCTTCGTGACCTTCACGCGGTAGTCAGCGACCATCACGGTCTCCCAGATGGAGAAGGTCTCGCCATCGTTGCCGTGGAGGATCGCCGCTTGTTCGGCTGCGGCCTGGCTCGGGTATTCCGTGGTGCCGATCTGGTTGTCCACGCAGATGCGGTAGGTCACCGGCTGCGGTTCGGGTTCTTGCTCGACTGCGATCACCTCGGGGGCGAAGCGTAGTTCTTCAGCCGAGAAGATACCCTTGATGCCCTCTGCGTTCTTGCACGTAATGTCGCCGTCTTCCCACATCTTGTCCACGATCAACTCGCCGTTGAATGTGCGCCCGACGCCTGCGTACTCCGGGGACACCACACGGTCACCCTCGCGGAACCTATCGGCCTCGAGTTCGCTCGGGAAGAAGCCGCCGATGATTCCTTCTTCGGTCTCGACTCCGATGTGATTACCGAGGCGCGTGTCGTCGACGATCAGACGACCGTGGAATGCTTCCGGGTGGCCTGCCATGCGGTGTGCCTTCAGGCGAACCTTGTCGCCAACTTTGAATTGAAGGGCTTCGTTCGTATTGCTCATGATCTCTCTCGCTTTCGTGGATTGGTGCGGGCCTTGGACTCAGCGTTGAGTACCTCGAGGCCCTTGGTGGTCAAATGCCAGCGGTTAGAAAACTCTCCCCACTCGACCATCGTTGAAATGAAGCCAAGGCTCGCGGCCATGGCGATGTCGATGGCACACGCCCGGGCGAAGTTGCCCTTGACGTACACCGGTGCATTGCGGCACTCCCGGAGGACGTGCATGAGGTCAGTGTGTGTCACACCAGTTGGCTCCGATTTTGTACTCAGCGCCCACAGGACACCTAAATTTAAAGAACTCGCCTGCACGCGCTGCGCACTCGACGACCATCTTCCCGAAATCTTCCTCGAGACCTTCTCGTACCGCCATTTGAAATTCGTCATGGACCCAACCAAGCAGCGTCCAATCCGCATCCCAACCGTACTTCAGGCCGCGCCGTTCGGCCTCCTCGAATACCTCGATCAGCCAGCGCTTCGCCACAGCAGCACCTGCGCCCTGCAAGAGGGTGTTTAGGGCAGCGTGTGCGGAGCGGATCGTCAGTCGGCGACCGTCGAGGCCCAGGATGTAGCCTTCGGCCTTCGCCTTCTTTTCCACGGCTTCCTTGAGCTTCTTCAGGGCCGGGAGGCCTGCCAGGAACTTGGCCTTCAGCATCGCGCCGGTCGCTTTGACAGACAGGAGCTTTTCGACCTCCTTGCCGCGAGCGTCGATGACCATGCCCTTCAACCGTCCGGTGATCGACCCGATCTTCTCGTCGCCCGCACCATAGAGGAATGCGTAGATAAACGTCTTCGCGTTGGCGCGGGTCGGCAGGCCTGCAGCCTTCTGGTTCTCGGTGTGGATGTCCCCGTTTAGGATGACCTCACCATAGGCTCCACCGTCCCACCGGGCCATGAAGTGCGCCAGACAGCGCAACTCAATGCCTGAGAGGTCCGCTCCTACCTGTTTGAAGCCCTTCCGCACGGTGTACAGCGAGCGCATCTCTACGCCCCAGCCGCCTGCCTTACCCAGCAGCGGCACTTCCTCCTTGGTCCCGTCAGGCTTCTCCACCTTCCCGAGCTTCACCGAGGGCACCTGGGCCACGTTAGGCTGCGAGTGCGTGCATCTGCCTGTGACCGCGCCGTTCGTGTTGATGGAGCCGTGGATGTGGCCGCTGCGCTCGAGCTTGAGCCACGCCTGGTCGCCTTCTGCGATCTGGCCTACGCGCTTCTCCAGCAGGAAGTAATCCGCCAGGATCTGCGCCTCTTCGTACGGGAGCTTCTTCAGGATGTCTTCGTCGACCTTGGCCTTGCCGCCCTCGGTGAACTCCTTCGGCTCCCAGCCGTACTTGGCCTTCAGGCGCTGCGCGATCTGGTCGCGGCTGGCCGGGTTGAACTCGATCACCTTGTCCTTCAGGCGCTTGCCGGTCTTCTCCGACGTGCGCTCGATGACCAGGGGAGGGAAGGTCGCCATCATGCGAGCACGAATGGTGTCGCGCTCCTGGGCCAGCTTCGCGTACAGAGCAACAGCGTGCTCCACGTTGAACGGCCAACCCGAGCGCTCCATCATGCTGCAGTAGTGGCGGGCCTTGTGCTCCAGTTCGATGGCAAGGTCCGAGTACTCCAGCTTCATCAGGTGGTCGTACAGGGCCTCAGTGACCTCGACGTCCAGGTCGCAGTAGTCGCCCATCTCGGGGCAGTACACGGCCCACTCGAGGCCCTCGGGGTAGTGCTCCTTGCCCCAGGCCGCAGTCCACGCAGCAGGGTCGGCCGTTTCGCGCTTCTTGAGCGGGAGGGATTCGAGATACTCCACCCAATGCGGGGTGACGTGCTGGTCGATCCACGTATTCTTGAAGTCCGTCGAGTACTCGCCCTTCTGCAACCCGAGGCGGTAGCCCCAGGCTTCGAGCTTGTGGGACCCGATCAGCTTCCCAGGCAGCTTGCCCGCCTTGATGAAGCCACCGTCGCGGTTGAACATGTCCGAGAAGAACAGACGGGACAGGACCAGCGTGTCGACGACGTTCGCCAGGGGCACTTGGAACCAGGGGTACAGCTTCTGGATGACAGCAATGTCGAATCCGATGATATTGTGACCGACTAACTTCCCGGTCTCGCCGAGCTTCATGAGCAGCCGGACGCCTTCTTCCATGTCTACTGCGGTGAACCGGCGCACACGTCCGTTGGCAGGGTTCTTGATCGACAGGCAGTGAATCTTTGTGACGTGCTGCAGAAAGCCATCGGTCTCGATGTCAAAGAACGTGGTACGCATGGGACTCCTAAGTATTTGGGTGAAAGTTCTCCCAAAATGCAAAGAGCCACCCGAAGGTGGCCCTTGAGAGGGGGGGGGGGGGGGGGGGGGGTTAAAAATAGGTTTGTTATAGGTGGGTCCAGGGTTAGCCCGTAACCA